TCGACGAAAAATGGGTAGACATCTCCGCAAAAAAGCCTGGGGGTGGATACAAGGAGTGTGGGAGAAAGTCCGCATCAAGTTCTGCAAGAGGTTACCCAAAATGTGTACCTGCAGCAAAAGCTGCCAGAATGTCAGAGGGGGAAAAACGTTCTGCGGTTGCCCGAAAGCGAAAAGCAGCAAACACAGGACCAAAGCCAACTAACGTGAAAACAAAAATTAAAAAAATGCAATCAGGTGCGATGAGTGCTGTAAGTCCAAATCAAGATGTGAATGTTATGGATCAACAAATGTCAGAAATGGATATGTTAGATATGAACACAATTCCTAAAGGAATAACTCCGTATATTGAAGGGAGCATGGAAAAAGATTCTTTTGGAGAAACAACACGTATAACTCCAGGTGTTCAAATTGGTACAAACAAACTAGGTGATTTAGGAGTTGATCTATATGCTGATTTAGAAAAAACAGAAACAAAACCTGGAATGTTTGGACCAGGTGAAAAAGATCAACTCAAAAGTTTTGGGGTAGGGGTCCAAAATAAATACGGTAGAGTTGATTATAGACAAAATCAAAGAGGAGGAAAATCAGGTAGTTTTAGATTTTCAAAGACATATAAATATTCAAAAGGTGGTATGAATAAACATTCAACCATCAACCAAGAAGACACTTATATAGGAACAGGTGGTTTCGCAGATAGCAACTACCAACAACAAGTTAAAAAATTATTAGAGGAGTAATATGGCAACTTCTGGCACAACAACATTTGATTTGAGTATTGATGAAATTATTGAAGAAGCATACGAAAGATGCGGAGTTCAAACGAATTCTGGATACGATTTAAGATCAGCAAGAAGAAAATTAAATCTTTTGTTTTCTGAATGGGGAAACAGAGGAATTAATTTATGGAAAGTTGAACTTAACTCTGCAACTTTGGTTAATGGTCAAGCAGAATATTCTGTTGATGCTGCTGCATCAGATGTTTTAGAAGCTTATATCTCAAGCACATCGGGTGATCCTGTTTCTGGAACGAATGATATTGCGCTGACTAAAATTGACAGATCTGCTTACGCTGCACTACCAAACAAAGGTGCTATAGGCCAACCTTCACAATACTATGTGGATAGACAGAAAACACCTGAAATTTATTTATACCTAACTCCAGATCTAAACACTTACACTACTTTAAAATACTACACGATAAATAGAATTGAAGATGCAGGTGCTTATACTAATAATGCAGATGTGGTTTACAGATTTTTACCATGTATGTGTTCAGGTTTAGCTTATTATTTAGCTCATGTTAAATCACCTGATAGGGTACCCTTGCTTAAACAACTTTATGAAGATGAGATGGATAGAGCTCTTAGAGAAGATGGAGCAAGAGCATCGGTTTATATTTCACCTCAGTCTTATTTTGGAGATGGTGTGTAATGGGAAACTTTGCTACAGGTAAAAGATCAAAAGCGGTATCTGACAGATCAGGCCAATCTTTTCCATATACTGAAATGGTCAAAGAATGGAATGGGTCTTTAGTTCATATTTCTGAGTATGAACCTAAGCACCCACAGATTAGAAGAAAACATGTTAAGGCAGATGCACAAGGATTACAAAACGCTAGACCTTTAACCTTTACAGAAAATTCTGGTGGAGGCGGAGCTGCTTACGTTGATTTAACCTTACCTGGTGATTTTACTTTCGAATCAAATGGAATGAGACCTTTGGATCCTAATAGGCAAGATGTGTCTAGGGAAATAAGAGGATTTGCTGGTCGGGTAACAGTGGAGATATCGTAATGGCTATCAGTTATACAAATTTTTTAGCGCAAGTTAGAAATTATACAGAGGTTGATTCTAATGTATTAACGGATTCATTATTAGATCAATTCATAAGACAAACAGAATTAGAAATAGCGGGTCAAGTTGATTATGATGATTTAAGAAAATATTCGACTTCTAATTATATTACAGGTCAAAGATACCTTTCTCTTCCATCTGATAATTTAATTTTAAGATCTGTTCAAAATATTGTATCTGGTCAAAGAACTTTTTTAGAAAAAAAAGACACGAGTTTTATATCTGAATATAATGGCTCTGAAGCAACAGGTGAGCCTAAATATTTTGCTAATTGGGATGATTTTACAATCGTTGTTGCTCCAACCCCAGATTCAACATACCAGGTACAGATTAATTACATCATTGATCCACCTCATTTTACCTCTACTAACAACACTTTCATCGCTCAATATCAAGATGGATTATTACTGTATGGTGTATTAACTCAATGTTTTTCATATCTAAAAGGGCCTATGGATATGTACAATTTGTATAAAACCAAGTATGATACAAGTATGCAAGCTTTTGCTGTTCAACAAATGGGCAGAAGACGCAGAAGTGAGTATGATCAGGGGGTTCCAAGAATTAAAGTGGAGTCTCCTAGTCCGTAATTTTAAAATAGGAGATTAAAATGGCAATTACAACTAACGCAATATGTAATTCATTCAAAGAAGATAATCTAAAAGGATTGCATAATTTTACTGTTTCTACTGGAGACGTATTTAAACTAGCATTATACGATTCATCAGCAACTATTGGTGCTGACACAACTTCATTTACAACTTCAGGAGAAGTAGGTAATACTGGACAGTATACTTCAGGTGGTGGAGCACTTGTTAATGCTTTAGTATCCGTTAACGGAACAACAGCTTTTGTTGATTTCAATGACTTATCGTTTACTGGAGTGACTTTAACTGCAAGGGGTGCATTAATTTATAATACATCTGAAACTAACAAAGCAGTTGCAGTATTAGACTTTGGAAGTGATAAAACAGCAACAGCAGGAACTTTCACTGTACAGTTCCCTAATGCTAACGATACACAAGCGATTATTAGAATATCGTAAGGTTAATATGGAATGGCCAATGCTTGGAATGAACTTACTTGGAGCTTAGGAAATTACGGAGAGCAAAATAACGCTACCGTAATTGTAGGATCTGTAAGTGCATCTTCAAGCGTTGGCGAATTTTCTATTGAAACTGAACAAATAGTAATACCTGACTCATTAAATTTAACAGCAGTAGCTGATTCTCCGAACGTAGATATTTTAAATAATGGTTGGGGAGCAAGGACTTGGGGCTTTTCTGTTTGGGGTTCAGTCGGTGATATTGTTTTAACAGGACAACAACTAAGTACAGCAACAGGTGATTTAACTGCAAGTATTTCAATAGATGTTGATGTTAATGGTATATCAGCTCAATCAAATGTAGGTGACTTTGATGTAAGTATTGATAATGAGACAGTAGTAGAAACAGCTGGCTTATTATCTTCAAGCACAGGCACAGTTGATTTTAGCATCACTGCAGATGTTCCTGTTGATGGTATATCTTTATCTCCAAACGTTGGTAATACTGAAGCATTTAACACAACAGGTTGGGGTAGATTAACTTGGGGTGCAGCTGATTGGGGTGAGGGCGCTGATGAGATTGTTACTGTAAACGGACAAGCTCTTACAATTGGTGAAGGTTTAGCAAATGTAACACCGTTTACAGATGTTATTGTAGTAGCAGAGGGCTTATCTCTTTCAACAGTAATTGGAAATGAAGACGCTTTCACTGATGTAGATGTCGTAGTTGATGGACAATCATTATCTACTGAGATTGGAGATGAAAGCGTTGTTATTGATGTGACCTTTGACATCACAGGAATAGGTGCTACATTTGTTATAGATCAAGCAGAAGGTGGTTTAAATACACCAGTAGACGTTACAGGGGTTTCATTATCTACAGATATTGGGCAGGTTATTACTTTCGATAGTGTTGCAAGACCAGAAGGTGTAAGCTTGACTACAGCTATAAATCAAACTAGTATCACTGCATGGAGTGAAGTTGACACGGGCACTGAGGTGACTTGGACAGATGTTGATTTAGCAGCGTAAAAAGAGTAAAATACACACACAGGAGTTTTAAAAATTTATGGCATCAAGTTTTTCAGAATTAGGCATAGAATTAATGGTCACTGGCGAAAACGCTGGTACATGGGGTGATAAAACAAATTCAAATTTAAATTTAGTTCAACAAGCAGTAGCAGGTTATCAAGAAATCGATGTTGCATCAGCAGATGTAACATTAGCGATGACAGACGCTACAATTTCAAATGCAAGAAATATGACTTTAAAGTTCACAGGAACTCTTGCAGCAAATAGAACTGTAAATTTTCCAGCAAGTGTTGAAAAGTTTTTTAACGTTATTGATGGCACAGACCATGCAGGAAATACGTTAACTTTTAAAGTTACAGGACAAACAGGATTTTTATTATGTGAAGGTAATAATTATATTTGTCACGCAAATGGAACAGATATTATCAAAGATCATGAAACAAGAAACTGGAGAGTAGTATCAGCAGCAGAAACAGTTCAAGCTGGTGCTCAACTTTTAGTAAATACAAATAGTGGAGCTGTAACGATTACTCTACCTGCATCTCCAGCAACTGGAGACGAAGTTTCATTTGTAGATCAAGGATATGATTTCAATACAAATGCTTTAACCGTAGGGAGAAACGGTTCAAACATAGCTAACGCAGCTGCAGATCTTGTAGTTAACACACAAGGTGCTGGTTTCTGTTTAGTTTTTTCAGGAGACGCGACTACAGGTTGGACATATAAGGAGAAATAATCCATGGCTAATTACGAAGCTACCAAATACGATTTCTCAGGCGCAAATCTTACAGGAATACAAGGAGTTAATACTGGAATTGTTGTTCCATGGGGTGACTCAACTGTGCCAAGTGGATTTTTAGAATGTAATGGACAATCAGTTAGTCAATCTACATACGCTGATTTATTTGCAGTTATTGGAACAACTTTTGGAGATCCAGGTGGCGGAAATTTTAATGTACCCGATTTAACCGATCGAATTGTTGTGAGCAAATCACCTAGTAAAACTTTAGCGAGTACGGGTGGAGCAAATACGGTGGCAGGAGCTGGTAATGTTTCGGGAACTGTAGGTAACAACACAATCGGTATTCCAACTTTCGCGTCACACTCTCACGGAAATGCAGTATCTGGAGGAGGGGGAGGTGCTCGGGCTAATCCACATTCTCAGCCTGATGACCCAGTTGTATCAGGGGCGAATCCAGGCTCTCCAGGACAACGAGTACAAAATACAGGAGGTGGCGGAGCACACACTCACTCTGGCTCTCTCTCCTTTACTGGAAATGCAACGAGTGTGTTACAACCTTATTTAACTGTAATGTATATTATTAAAACATAGGTACAACGATGGCAAATTATGAAGCAACAAGATATGATTTTGATGGGGCAAACCTTACCGATATTGAAGGAATAAATACAGGTATTATTGTACCTTGGTCATCTGCTTCAATCCCAAGTGGTTTTTTGAATTGTAATGGTGCTGCGGTATCGAGAACAACTTATGCAACATTGTTTTCGGTTATTGGAACTAATTATGGTTCTGGTGATGGATCAACTACATTTAATGTTCCAGACTTAACAGATAGAACAGCAGTTGGTAAATCTCCAACTAAATCGCAATTTAGTACGGGTGGAGCAAATACTGTTACCTCCGAAGGAAGTGTTAGTGGTTCTACGGGAAACACATCTTTAGATACACCAACTATTGCATCACATAACCATCCAATGACTGTAAGTGTTACAAGTGTAAGTGGTTCAAAAAGGGCTGGTGGAACAACACCTGCAGCACTACCAGGGAATAGAACTTCAGGTAACGCAGGAAGCTCAGGAGCACATTCTCACCCAGCTAGTGGTAACTTTACAGGTGGATCTGATTCTGTACTTCAACCATTTTTAACTGTTAAATATATAATTAAAACTTAAGGAATTATGGCAAACTACGAAGCAACAAGATATGATTTTGACGGAGCAAGCCTCACAGGAATTCAAGGGGTTAATACAGGTATTATTGTACCTTGGAGTGACTCTTCTATTCCATCTGGATTTTTAGAATGTGACGGATCCAATGTTTCAAGAACAACATATGCTGATTTGTTTGCAGTGATTGGAACTACGTATGGATCAGGTGATGGATCAACAACATTTGGCTTACCAGATTTAATAGATAAATGTTGTCAGAATGAATCACCTTCTAAAACTTTAGCAACATCTGGAGGAGCAAACACAACAGCTACCACTGGAAACGTTTCTGCAAATTTAGGAAACACAACTATTTCTAACCCTACGATGGCACAACATAGTCACACTATAACTTGTAATTCTGGCAGTGCAGTGGGGCCTGGAAACCCCTCGGTATCACCTGGTAATGTTACAAATACTCCAAGCACAGGAGGAGGTGGTGCGCACAATCACCCTATCTCAGCTAATTTTTCTGGAGACTCTAACTCGGTATTGCAACCATATATTACTATGGTATATATTATTAAAACATAAGGAGAAAAAAATGGCAAAACACGGTACTTGGACAGTAATTTTTGACGATGAGTTAGTTATCAAAAGAACGGGAGAATTCGGTATGAACGATGCTAGAGGTTATGAAGGCATAGGTGGAACTGATTTTTGGAATCAAGCAAAATTCTCAAACTTACATGCAATTCAGTTTACAGATGATTCTTTAGATAACGACCAAGTAGAATTTAAAGATGATTCACCTAACGGAACATATGATGCATCTGTATATGGAAATTTTTCACAGTTTATAGATCTTTGGGATGCAGCGCATTTATCTCAATTACAACAAGATTGGGATGATGATGTTAATCAAGTTGAAGATCCTGCAGACTCAGGAACTTATAGAGATGAAACTGAAGCAGAACAAATTGCAAGAAAAGGCGCTAGACCAACATCTTATAATTCATAATTATATTTCAGATTTATGAAACTTACAGACTATATTATTAAGTTTGATAATCTTTTTTCATCTAATTTAATTAAAAGAATTAAAAGCTATATCGACATTGAAAAAGTAGACGACATGCTAATAGGGAATAATGTCGTTAACGATCAAATTAGAAATGTAAAAGGTTTTTCGGTTCATAATTTTTTTCCAATTAATAAAGAAAATGCAACAAAGTGGATTTTATTTAAATTAATTGCACAGCAACTTAGTATTATACATTTAAATTACATGATGTTGACAACAAAAGACATAAATATGGAAGATAATCAACTGAACCAAGTAGATTTTTTAAAATATGGTGAAGGCGGTAAATACGAAGTTCACGTTGATGCAGGTAGAGGCTCACCTAGAAATCTTACTACTATTATAAATCTTAATGAGGAGTATGAGGGGGGAGAGTTTTTATTTTTTAATCCTGATCGTAAAGAAATTGTTAAAGAAGTTAAATTAAAAACAGGTTCAATTATTGTATTTCCATCTAATTTTTTATATCCGCATTCTGTGAAACCAATTATAAAAGGGGAAAGGTACAGTATTGTATGTTGGACACAATAAGAGAAAGAAAATATATTTACATTAAAAATTTTTTTACTAAAGAAGAATTAGCTTTTTTACAACCATATTGTTTAGAAAGAACTTTTAATACCCCAGATTTAAAAGATACTCAATCTCCAGGGTGTCCATCTTTTTACAAAGACCCTATTTTAAATATTATGTTGGAAGCTAAAAGAGAGAAAGCAATAGAAATTGCAAAAATACCATTACTTAAAACTTATGCGTTTTGGAGAGGTTATATACACGGGGGAATATTAGAGGATCATAAAGATAGACCTTCTTGTGAAATTAGTATCACTGCAAACATAGATAGTTGTGGGGAAAAATGGCCTATCCATATGGATAACAATTGGATTACGATGGACATAGGAGATGCAGTAATGTATTTAGGTTGTGATGTTCTACATGGAAGAAAGCCTTTCAAAGGAAAATACTGTGCTCAAGTATTTTTTCATTATGTAGATGCTAACGGGAGTTTTAAAAGTTTTGAAAATGACGCAAGAAATTAACGAAAAAAGTTTTATAAAAGTCTATGATGATTTAATCACTGCAAATGATTGTGATGCAGCTATAGAATATTTTAAAAAAGAAAAAAAATTTCAAAGAACATTCTCTAGATTTGAACTTGAAAACGCAAATGTTACACAAAAAGCAGATACAGCAACAACAATAAATAGTGATAATTTTGAAAATGTTTTTGCGGAAGGACCAGAATTAAAAAATTTATTTATAAATTTAAATAACGTTTTTAGAATTTATTTAAAAGAAACTAAAATTTTAGATTATTTGTCTTGTGGTGAAATACATTGGCAGCCTGTAAAAATTCAAAAAACACTTCCTGGAGGTGGTTATCATTTATGGCATGCAGAAAGAGTAGGTACAAATCTTAATCATTTACTAAGAGTTTTAGTTTTTACATTATACTTGAATGATATTGAAGAGGGCGGTGAAACAGAGTTTCTTCTACAAAATATGAGGGTCAAACCAAAAAAAGGCAGACTATGTTTTTTCCCTGCTCATTTTCCATATTTACATAGAGGCAATCCGCCACTAGCGGGAGAAAAATATATCATGACCTCTTGGTTTAACATGACGAAATTTGACTAATGGAAAATAAAAGTCACATCCCTGCAGATTATTTAAAAGAGCCAGTTGTTTGTGCTATTTGGTCTGGAGGTTTGGAGTCAACTTTAATGATCCAGCAACTTTTAAATGATGGTAAAACAGTTATAGCTGTCTATGGTGAAATCCAATACGCTATAGAAGCAAAAATGAGACAACATCTTCAAAAATTTGCTATAAAAAAATTAACAAAATATTTCAAACAAAAATATCCAGGTAAATTTATGTTGCATAAATTTGGTATTACCACTGATTTTAGAGAGTGTGGAGATAGTAATGATTTTATTTGGGGCACTGATGATCATTGGGCTATATTTTACGCAACACAAGTTTGTGTTACTCATGGATTACATTATATTTGGAAATCAGAATATACCTCTACCTTTATTGAACAAATCGATGTGCCTATGTATCCAGGTAAGGGTATAGGAAAATTTAATGTAAATTCTTATTCAGGTGAATTAGATTATTTTGTGTTAGCGGGTTTAAGAGGTTATCCTTATCCTCCTCCTAGAGTCGTTTTTCCAGCAGGGGCTTATGCTCACACAGGTCACGATAGATTCAACTCTAGAAAAGAACTTTATGACGAATTAGATCCATATTTACAAAAATATGTTCGATCGTGCAATTCAGTTGAATGGTTTTGTGGTGAATGTTACCCTTGTTTAAAATGGAAACATTATGGACTTTATAGCGAGAAACCAGAAGATTTGGAAGAATAGCTTTTAAAATACGTATATGATAATATTATTATATGCCATTAAGTTTAATAAATATAAGACCAGGATTCAACAAACAAATCACAGATACAGCTGCTGAAGGTCAGTATGTAGACGGTGACTTTGTACGCTTTCGTTCAGGACTCCCTGAAAAAATTGGAGG